CTATAATATACAAACAAAAAATGACAATGTCAAGTAAAAACTTCAAAAAAACTTCTAAAAAGATATGATTTCTATACCACACTTTTTTTCATTTCTTTATATTTATTACTGAATAGAAAAAATTACAGGAGAATTCAAGTGGCATTTGCAGACCCAAATGAAATATTTTTTACACCTTTTGAACCTAAATTAAAAAATAGGTTTATTATGGAAATAGACGGAATACCAGCGTATCTCGTTAAAACAATGGCAAGGCCATCAATCGCCTTTGACACAGTTACTTTGGACCATATCAATGTAAAAAGATATGTAAAAGGTAAAGCACAATGGCAACCAATTGAAGTAACTTTATATGACCCAATCGTTCCAAGTGGAGCACAAGCAGTCAATGAGTGGATTAGACTACACCACGAATCAGTAACAGGTGTTGACGGATACTCATCAGAATATAAAAAAGATATCACTTTCAATCTATTAAGTCCTAATGGAGAAAAGATTGAACAATGGATAATTAAAGGTGCATTTTTAACAGCAGCAAACTTCAATGATTTAGATTTCGCATCTAATGATGTGGTTGAAATTGGTTTAACAATGCAGTATGATTACGCAATACTTGAATTCTAAGGAGAATAGTTATGTGGGCAATATTTAAAGATGACAACGATTACAACGAAAAATCAATCATAGGTTTCGCATCATTTGCAGTAATGACATTATTTGCAATTGTTGATTTAGGAACAGGTATAGCTGGAAAAGATTTAGTTATAAATGATATGGTTTATAATTCATTTGTATTCGTAACTCTTGGCTCTTTCGGTATCGCAGGTGCTGAAAAAGTTATGGGTAAAAAATAATAAGTTATTAATTCTTAATTAATCAAGGAGTAAAACAAAATGGCTGAAAATCAGTATGGATTTCCTACTGAAGTTCTATCTTTACCATCACAGGGATT